TACATAATAATTTGCACATCACATCACACAATTTCACACCCCACCCCCTCTTTTTTGTAACAGTCTGGTTCGCACCCCACCCCCCTCTCACACAGAAACACCCCCGTCAAGGGACTCAAACCTCCTGTTTGATTCCTGCAATACTATTTTTTGATTTCTGCAACACTTTTTGGGACTCGGAAAGGCACGAAACGAGAGAAACCGAGAAACCGAGTAACTTGCCCCTACTTAAGTAATCCCATATACTTCGCAAAACCCGGTACTGGATACCTGCGATATGTCTGTGGTACAGATAGAACCCACAAAGGATCACCCCGTCCCCTATGATTTAACCGAGGATAAACCATCGACTCACTTGAAAAAGGTTGAGGTCGCTGGCAACACGGCGGAATTGCAGGAATCATTAGGTGCGTCCCTTGAGGTTACTGAAGAGGATGCGGAACGCGAAAGGCAACTCATCCAGGCTGTAGCCGAGCGTAGTAAAACAGCAGATTTAACCCACCAGCCTACAGCATTTGCAGCAGCTTCGTTCCTGCGTATGTACGGCCAACAACTTGCTATGGATGCAGCCGAGGCGCGAGCAGCCATAACGCACAAGCTTATGGAGATAGCGAACTGTGGTGACCCACGGTTTGAGCTTAAGGCATTGGAATTACTGGGGAAACACAGCGATGTGGGTATATTTACCGAGCGCAGTGAGATAACCGTCAACTATAAGAATCCCGAAGATTTAGAGAAAGCGATTAAGGATAGAGTGAAGAATCTCCTTAACGCTAGTGTAGTAGATGTAGCACCTATGGATGAGCGCCTAGACGAGATGTTAGGTGAAGAAGGTGAGGAAGAGCTGGATGTCTGAAGCGTCACCGTTTGAAAACATCTCGCTCAAGGATATACCGACCATACTACCTATGTTGTCTCTGCCAGAACAGGAAAAGCTGTTGGCAGAGTTAGAGCACCTGAACAAGCTTAAACAACAGAAGAAGGCCCAGACTCGGTTTATAGATTTTGTAAAGCAGATGTGGCCTGTATTTATTAGTGGAAAACATCATGGCAAGATGGCTGAAGCGTTTGAGCGTGTGGCTTGTGGTGAGTGTAAGCGTCTCATTATTAATATGCCTCCTCGTCATACTAAGTCTGAGTTTGCTAGTTACTTATTACCTGCGTGGTTTCTGGGGCAGTATCCGCACAAGAAAGTCATCCAGACATCACATACCGCAGAACTTGCGGTAGGGTTTGGTCGTAAGGTTAGGAACTTGGTAGACCAGGACAACTACCAGAATATTTTTCCTGAGCTAAGTTTGCAAAGCGATTCAAAAGCAGCAGGACGCTGGAACACCAGTAAAGGTGGGGATTACTTTGCGATTGGTGTGGGCGGTGCGGTTACTGGTAAGGGCGCGGACTTATTGATTATTGATGACCCGCACTCGGAACAAGAAGCAGCACTGGCTGAGATAAACCCGGACATCTACGACAAGACTTACGAGTGGTACACATCAGGGCCACGGCAAAGACTCCAGCCTGGTGGGGCTATCGTGGTGGTAATGACCCGTTGGTCGAAGCGTGACCTGACTGCTAAAGTGTTGAAAGCGGCAGCGGAGCGTGGTGGGGATGAGTGGGAAGTCATTGAATTTCCTGCACTTATGCCTAGTGGCACACCGCTGTGGCCTGAGTTCTGGTCACGGGACGAGCTGCATGTGCTCAAGCAGGAACTGCCAAACTCCAAGTGGATGGCGCAGTACCAGCAGCAACCGACATCTGAAACGTCGGCTATTGTGAAACGTGAGTGGTGGATGATGTGGGAAGAGGAAGAACCTCCAGCCTGTGAATACATCCTGATGGCGTGGGATACAGCGTTCGAGAAGACAAACCGCGCTGACTATTCGGCGCTGACAACCTGGGGTGTGTTCTACCAAGATGATGATGCAGGTGTATCACAAGCTAACATTATCCTGCTAAATGCGTTTAGGGAACGGATGGAGTTTCCGAAGCTGAAGAAGGTAGCAATTGAGCAATACGAGAGTTGGGAACCAGACTCAATCATTGTGGAGAAGAAAGCGTCGGGTGCGCCGCTAATCTATGAGATGAGAGCGATGGGTATACCGGTGCAGGAGTTTACTCCGACGCGGGGTAACGACAAGATAACACGGCTTAATTCCGTGTCTGATCTATTTGCTTCTGGTATGGTATGGACACCCAACCGCCCGTGGGCGGAAGAGGTGATTGATGAGGTGGCAAGCTTCCCGTCTGGGGAGCATGATGACTATGTGGACTCTGTGTCACTGGCACTGATGCGGTATAGGAAGGGTGGGTTCATACGGCTCCCATCAGATGAAGAAGATGAGATTCAATACTTTAAGCAGCGTAGAGGCGGGTACTACTAATGGCTATTGAGAAAAGTTTATTTGCAGCCCCACTGGGTGAAAATGTCGAAGTGGTGGAGCAGTTAGAAATTGAGATTGAGCCAGAGATAACGGCTCTGGAAGACGGCGGCGTAGAGATAACACTGGTTCCAGACATGGAAGACTCGGACATTGCCAATGCACCGTTTGAAGCAAACCTTGCAGAATACCTAGATGACGGTCAACTAAATGAGTTGTCGGGTGATTTGATAGGCGCGGTAGACGGGGACATAGGGTCACGCCGTGACTGGGCTGAGACTTATGTAAAAGGTTTAGAGGTTTTAGGGTTTAGTTATGAAGACAGGACTGAGCCTTGGGAAAATGCCTGTGGTGTGTATAGCACAGTACTAGCAGAAGCAGCTATAAGATTCCAAGCAGAGGCCATGAGTGAGACATTTCCAGCGGCTGGCCCTGTGAAAACTCAGATACTGGGTGAGATGACGCGAGAAAAAGAAGATGCAGCAGCCCGCGTTAAAACCGATATGAACTACGAGCTGACTGATGTGATGGTGGAGTACAGGCCAGAGCATGAACGTATGCTGTACAGCCTGGGATTGGCTGGATCGGCGTTTAAGAAAGTTTATTTTGACCCTAACTTAGGGCGGCAGATAGCTATTTACATCCCAGCGGAAGATATGATTGTGCCTTACGGTGCGTCTAACCTGGAATCAGCAGAGCGTGTCACTCATGTGATGCGTAAGACTAAGAATGAGATGGTAAAACTGCAAGATGCAGGGTTTTATCGGGAAGTAGACCTCGGTGACCCGGTGTCTTTCACCACAGATATCGAAGAAGCCAAGGCTGAACAGGCTGGAATCTCCCTAACTACTGATGACCGCTACGCGGTGTACGAAATACACGCAGATATTGTCATTGATGAGGTAGATGGGGCAGATAAAAACGACGATTCCCTGCAAATTGCCAAGCCTTACGTGATTAGTATAGAAAAAGGTACGGGAACAGTCCTTGCGGTACGCAGAAACTGGAATCCTGACGACCCATTGATGCTAAAACGCCAGCATTTCGTCCATTATGTGTACGTTCCAGGGTTTGGCTTCTATGGATTGGGCCTAATTCACATTATTGGTGGCTATGCGCGGGCGGGAACGTCACTTATCCGCCAGTTAGTGGACGCAGGTACGCTATCTAACCTACCGGGTGGCCTGAAATCCCGTGGTATGCGGGTAACTACGGGCGATACCCCCATCGGGCCGGGTGAATTCCGTGATGTGGACGTACCCAGCGGGTCAATCCGCGAGAATATCCTGCCATTACCCTATAAAGAGCCAAGCCAGACGTTATTGGCCTTATTAGACAAGATAACCGAAGAAGGCCGCAGATTAGGGGCTATTTCGGACATGAATATCTCTGATATGAGCGCAAATGCGCCTGTCGGAACAACTCTCGCTCTGTTGGAGCGCACTCTCAAGCCAATGGCTGCGGTTCAATCCCGTGTCCACTACGCAATGAAGCAGGAGTTTAAACTGCTCAGAGCGCTTCTGGCTGAGTACGCACCGCTAGAGTACGGTTATGAGCCTGACCGTGGTACACCTCGCGCCCGCCAAGCCGACTATGCCACGGTGGAAGTAATTCCTGTCAGCGACCCCAACAGTAGTACGATGGCACAACGAGTTGTGCAATACCAAACCGTACTCCAGATGGCACAGGCTAACCCACAAATCTACGACCTACCCCAACTGCACCGGCAGATGATTGAGGTCTTAGGGATTAAGAACGCAGACAAGCTTGTACCTAATACTGATGATATGAAACCAGAAGACCCAGTAAGTGAGAACATGGACGCACTTAACGGTAAACCTTTGAAAGCATTCATATTTCAAGACCACCAAGCACACATTGCGGTACACGAAACTTTCTTGGCTGACCCACAGATAGCAGCAACGTTGGGACAAATGCCTAATGGCCAACAAATTGTTGCTGCTATTAGAGCACACATAGCAGAACACGTAGCCTTCTTGTACAGACAACAGATGGAAGCTCAACTGGGTCAGGAGTTACCACCGCCTAACGAAGAACTACCAGAAGAACTTGAGTACAGATTAGCTGGTCTACTGGCTAAAGCAGGACAACGGCTTTCTGCTCAGAAGCAGGCGCAGGCAGCACAACAGCAAGCGCAACAACTGGCACAAGACCCCATCATCCAGATGCAACAAAAGGAGTTGGCAATCAAGGAGCAAGACGCGCAGCGTAAGGCCGCTAAAGATGCGGCGGATGTGGCGCTTGACCAGGAACGGATTGAGCTGGATAAACAGAAAGCGCAGACAACCGCAGTGCTTGAGGCTAATCGCATAGCCGCGCAGAACCAAGCTACTGAAGCGAAGAATGACGTAGAAGAAGCCAAGATCATTATTGATATGGCTAAAGCTAAAGGCGAAGAAAAACGAACTAGAGCAGAAGCGCATCGTGATGCGTCTGAAGCCTACCGCGATGACCGAGAGGATAGATAATGGCAAAGACTGTCTTTGAAGTATTAGTAGAAAAGATTACAGACCAGAAACGGTCTAGCGAAGACTTTATACAATCCGGTGCAGCTAAAGACTACGCCGCTTATAAAGAAGTGTGTGGTGTGCTTCGGGGTCTGGACACCGCATTACGAGAAATAAATGACCTCTCGCGTATCCATATGGAAAACCAACATGACTGAAATGACAGCGTTAGAGATGAAACGCCAGGAAAAGATAGAAGAAGAAGATGCAGCACAGAAAGACTTAGATGCCCTTATCCCCAAGCCTGTGGGATACAGAGTACTTATTGCGCTACCTAACGTAGAAGAAACTTTTGCGGGTGGAATAGCTAAAGCTGCAAAGACACTCCATGAAGAGTACATCCTGTCTACGATAGGACTGGTGCTGGACATGGGAGAGCAAGCGTATGCAGATAAAGAACGATTCCCTACTGGCCCTTGGTGTAAACAAGGTGACTATGTAATGTTTCGGGCTAATACCGGCACACGTTTTAAAGTTGGCAAACAAGAGTATCGTCTGATGAATGATGATTCTATTGAAGCTGTCGTTGATGATCCGAGTGTAATATCTCGCGCAAACTAAGGAGTAACTTATGCCTATACAAAAAGTAGAATACGAGTTTCCTGATCCTGACAAGTTAGATGCTGCGGCTGAAATCGAAGTTAGTACCCCAGAGGAAACTTCCGATATAGAAGTGGAGGGTGCTGTAGGGCGTGAAGTCATGCAGAAACCCAAGAAAGAACCTAGAGAAGTAAAAGTAGTAGAGGATAAAAACCTAGAAGTAGAAGTGGTTGATGATACTCCTGAAGCGGATAGGGGGCGTAAACCCTCTAAACCACCAGAAGAAATAACCGACGATGAGTTAGAAAACTACTCAGAAAAAGTTAAGAAGCGCATACAGCACTTCAGCAAAGGCTATCATGATGAACGCAGGATTAAAGAAGATGCACTGCGGCAGAAAGAGGAAGCTATTGCTTATGCCCAGCAGTTAGTAGCAGAAAATAAAAAGCTTAAAACTGAAGGGGATACTACGCACAATGCTTTTGTGGCTACCGCTAAGAATGCTGCGGAAGCGCAGTTAGCTTCGGCAAAACGCGCTTACAAACAGGCTTACGACTCAGGTGAAACAGATGCTATTGTGGAGGCCCAGACTGAACTTAATGCCGCGCAAATAAGAGCGGATAAGGTAGGGGGTATAAAGCCCAGGGCTGTTGT